ATCATTTCAATACCATAATTAATGGCGGTAAATATTTTATGACGAATATTGCTATAACACCCCACAATAACGCCTGTAATGACACAGAGTCGCGTATAATTTCTAGAGCCATGATAAAACTCCTATTACTATATAAATCCATTTATGGTATAATTCCTTTCTTCTCAATATAAAAACCCCGACATATGAGCGTCCAACTCGTCGGGGTTTTGCTTTTGCATCATCACTCTACCCTAAAATTTATAATCACGAATATCACCAACCTTAGTTGCGGGCAAATAGACTCGCCAAGTAGTTGAAATCACTAATCCACCTTTAGGAGACTGTGAATCATCAAAAACTGTGGTTTTAATTGTTGGATTAAGCAAAAAAGCTTGTGCTAACACATGTCGCGGAATCCCTAGCAAACCATTAATCAGTAGTTTTTTAGCTAAAAGCGCAAATTGATAGCGGTTAACCGTGTCAAATTCAGAAACAAAAACCACTAAATCAATATCAAAATCTTCGTAATTTTCACCATCTTCAAAACCAACTGTTGAGCCATTGGGACGAACAATCACACATGGAAATTGCGCACGATCTACATCATTATTTATTGCGGTATTATTTAACGGCAAATAATACTTATATACTTGCGGGGTGGTTGATAATTGATCCATGGTTACACCAATATCAGTTTCCATTTCTTGAGTAAATCTTACATCTGCTAACCATTTTTTGCACCATTTAGTTAATTCATCAACAAGCTTAACCTCATTTAACTCAACTATCATTTACCCGCCTTTGCTAATAACTTTTCGATTTGTTCATTGAGCTTCATATCACCAATTTGCTGAATCCGCTCCTTAAGCCCTGAATCTCTTTTAAGTGATGCACCCACCATTTGCGGTACCGAGGTGCTATATTTTTGGCGAATAAATTCAGTTTTAACTTGCTTACCACCTCCTGCACGCCACCGAGTAAATTTAGTATTACGACTTACATTATGGAAAACTCCAGTCCGCTCAAATAACCCAATACCTCCGTTTGGCATTTTAGCCATAAACGCATGATTCCAGCGCGAGCGATTACCACGAATAACTTCAGTGGTTACGCGTTTACGCTGGCGCAGCGTTCTACCTTTTTGCGATGGGATATTTCGCGGATTAATTCCAAAATGCATCATTGACAACGATCTAGATTTATAGCGCAGTGACCCAGATAATTTATTTGGTGCTGCTCTAACTATTTCAATCGCTGACTTTTCGTCAGTTTTAGGAGTTTTTAGCGCATATTCTTGTAAAATTGCAGCATAGAAATCACGACGCGCCTGAGTTAATGAAGTGTTAATTGAATTTTTAACCGCCTTATTCATCCCATTGTTAATATCTTGTAAGGTTAGTTGTGCTAAATGTAACCCACTAGCACTAAATGAGATTAACGATTTTTTAGCCATTATGCAGTCCTATTAAGCTTTAAGGTAACCAAACCATTATCAACGCTATAGTGCTCAACCTGATAGAGAATATTATCTAAATAAACCTGACTCTTTCTAGCTATAAACACTTGTTGAAAATCAGCTTGTTTATAGCAAATAACCATGTCACACTCAAAAATATTGTCATCAAACGATGAATTGCGCGAATAAGTACGTGCCATACTTTCACTAGTGCTAACTATACACGCTAAATTAGTACCATTAAGATTATGAAAATCAGCAAACTCATCAGTATTTATAAAAGCATTTAGGTCGCGGTTTATCTGTTCTTTGAATGCACTCATTTTCACTCTCAATAAAAAAGGCAGTGTTAAACACTGCCATTTGACCAAAAACTATTTACCGGTAGGTTTTTTGGACTTCGCTTCGGCGATAGAATCAACAGCATTTTCGATTACCGTAGAAAGTTGTTCAGTTTGTTCTGACTTTCTTGCTTCGGCAATTTGCAATTTATCTGTTACCGTTGGTGCTCGAGTACAAGCAGTAATAGCAATAAAACCATCTGTTTGATGTGGTACTGCAATCGGAGCTGATGATAATTTTAACATTCGCGCGCTTGGCTCTTGTTGAATAAAAGATTTTGGCACACGCGGTGCTGCAAACGAACCAATTGCTACATCATAAATCATGCCATAGATTAATGAAGTATAAGCTTTAGTTGAAGCGACTAAAATCATATTTGGATCAGCTAATGGTACTTCTTTGTTAGTTGCCATGTCCAAAACCCATTCATCAACTGTATACATCTCCAGTCCCAACGATGGAGAGTACCCAACAAACGTCGCGCCTTCTGGTTTATTTTTTGGTGTATAGTTCCCAAAATTAGTTTGAATAAATTTTTGCTCTTCGCGCCAATTTTCGCTAAGATACATCCATTCCAGAGCATTAGCACCAATGATAGCAATGTCACCATTTAGACCTGAATTTTGGGTAATTGTACGTCTCCATCGACGGAAATCAGCACTTGGATTAGATGCTTTGACATCTTCCCAATTTACCGTATCAAAATTCCAATAATCAGAATAGTCAACGACCACCGTATCAACTACATTACCTTTATCATCCATAATCGGCATGATAATTTTACCTTTGTACAATGCTTGAGCACACTGTAACTCTTCTGCACGAGTAATCATGTCATCTAAATCACGTAAATCGCGCGCAATAATCTCAACCATACGCTCATTTGGTGATTTAGCACCATAGATATTTTCACCAGCAGAGCGCTTAATTACATCTTCTGCAGTTGTAATTGTCATTGGTGCAATCAATTCAGGCTTGATGGTTTGCATTGTGAAACCCTGCCGCTCAACAACCGTGTGCCCAATATTGCGTTTGACATACGGAGCAACACGACGCGTACCTTTGCGAATGTCGATATCAGCTAATTCAGTTTGTAAAGTTACCCGATTCGCGAAAAAGGTATCTTTAAAAAATGTTTGTGCTGGCAATGTTTGACTTAACATGCGCAACATCATACGAGTAGTAAATAAATCCATATTAACCCCTTATTTTGCAATTGAAGATTTAAAGTACATACCCATTGTACGCGCTTGAATCTCATGATTCGCTGCCGTATTACCCGCAGCAAAAATTAACGACCGAACATTAAATTCGCCTTCCAAATCCACCACCATACGCTTTGCTTCACTAGTTGCATCACAATCTTCCGACGCGATGCAATAAATTGTTTTAGCTGAATCAGAGCGCATTCTATCTACCGGAACAACTTCACCATTATCTAGTCGCCCTAATGCAGTACCAGCTTTAACACTCTGCCCTTTTGACAAAACAAAAGTATCACGAGTAACTACCTTTGGACCAGCATACAAATTACTATATTCAAATTTATTTTCTACCATGCTTATCTTCCTTTATTAAAAGCAGTTTTGAATGATGCCATAATATTGGCGGGAATCTCACCATCATCTGAAGGCTCCGAAGTTCCAGCACTAATATTCTTTAGCGGATCAGCATCAGCTTCATTATTGGCTCTGTATTGCGTACGCGCATTTTTTTCAGCAGCCATCATCTTCATCGCTAAATCTGGTGCGGTGATACCTGATTCATATTTAGCCTCAATGACTAACGCTTCATGTCCAGGTACTGCAACCTCTTCAATTGCCTTAATCCGCTCGCGTTCAGCGGTGATACCAGCTTGAATACCAGCTTTATGTGCCGCAGCTTCAATTTGTTTATATAACTCTGGATGCGACTGCATCAAAGATTGTAAATCCATAGGTTGATTTCCTTTTTTAGAGGTTACGTTATTTTTATTGCTACTAGCTTGCGCCGCTGTAACAATCTGTTTTATATTATCTGGAATATTATTAAATTCAACTCCATTTACCAAATAATTACTTCCACGCAAAGACGCTGCAATTGCTACATCTTCGATAATCGACGTTGCAAAGCCCAGTTCTAGCGCCGTATCAGCGCTTAACCACGTTTCATCATCCATCATTTGCTTTATTGCCGCAAAGTCTCTCCCTGTGCGTGACGCATAAATATTAGCCATCGACTTATCTAGTTCAGCCATCATCTGAGCCGCATGAGTTAACTCATCAGAGTTACCCTCCATATATGTCCAGCCATTGTGAATCATAATGAACGTACTTTTTGGCATAATTATTTCATCGCCAGCCATCGCGATAATACTTGCTGCACTTGCCGCTAAAGCATCAATTTCAACGATTTTATGCCCTGAGTATCTTCGTAATGCATGATAAATAGCTAAACCCTCGAATGCGCTTCCACCACCCGAATTAATTCTAATTCGTAAGGTTGTACCAGCATCAAGTTCTTTTAATTGCCGAACAAAGTCACGAGATTGCACATCCCAACCACCAATATAGCCATAAACAAGCAACTCAGCTTCTTTGTTTGCTTTTGGATTTATTTTTAGATTTATTGTTTCCATTTTTACCTTTCAAACTTTCGTTAGCATCAACTGAACCACGATACAGTATTTTTTCCGTCCGACGAACTTCATCCATTTGTGATTCTTCAGCCTCTCGGATTGGAACATTATCATCAAATGACCGCCCTAACTCAGCTGCCTCATGATCTCTAGTAGTTAAACACTCATCAATTCTCATTTTGGCGGCAGCCGCATCTTTTAGCGGATCTAATTGAATTGGACGACTTCCTACCCAAGTAGTTTTACACCATGCTGCGCGTACCATAGGATCATTAAAAAAGCCAGGCATATTAACCCGACTTTTAGCAACCGCTTCAGATAACCACAACTCATAAATTGGTTGACAAAATGTCTTAACTAACCACCTTCTACGCGTTGAAAACATCTCCCAAGCCAACAACACCGCGGCACGTGATGCCGAATAACTAGAATTCATATTTTTAAGCATAAATTCGGGCGGTAAACCCAATCCAACTGCAATTTGCTTTAATACCGACATAACAAAACCATCAAACGCAGTATTTGGACGACTAGGGTTGGCAGTCTCTATCTTTTCACCGGGTTGTAGAGTCATTGCCATACCTGGCTTCATCGCATACTCTTCATATTTCTCTTGCTGTGGACTTAAATCATCCATTCTAAGGTTAGCATTATTTTTTATTACATCAAAAAGAGCTTCCGTAGGGTCTTTTTTAGTAATAAACACGCTAAACATACTGCTAACCACTGCGGAGGTAATTTCAGCTTCACTATACACGTTTAATTGTTTAAACATTTCAATTATGGGTGACAGTATTGGAATACCGCGGCGCTGCTCTGGTCGTTCGGCAGTAAATAAATGCAGTAAATTTCGCCGACCAGTTAACTTACCAAAGGCAGGAATGCGCACCGCTTGGGGTGCTTCAATTTTGGCGAACTGTGGATCATCAGGTAGGTGATTCCAAACATAATACGCCACAGGAAAACCATCACCATCAACTTCAATGCCATTCAAAATATTCAACGTCACATCTTTGTACATTGGATCATCAATCCGATGCGCAGAAATTAGTTTAATTCTTAAATCATAAATTGAATCTTTACGCGCGCGTAATGGTGTTGCCACAAATACATCACCCGATAAGAGCACTGATAACATGGCTAAAACTTGTAAATCATCGAACGATTTACTACCCTCAAGATCACAAGAATAAGGATTATTAGCCCATACGCCAAACTCAAATTCAATATTTTTCTCTAGTTTACGGGCTTCCTCATGTGAAATACCTAAGTATTCATAATTAATATTGCATTTAAGTGTTAATCCACCACCTGTAACATTTTGGGCAATATCTTTCAAAACTCCGTTAGCTAACGGCGAATCCATAAACAAACTATGCGAACGCTGAGCTAATTTTTTACGATTTACAACTAAATCATTATCGGCATTAGAACTATGATCATCCCACCCCCTCATTGAGCCATGATTACCTGCACCAGTCCTGCCATAACCAGTTCCAGAAGTTTGTAGGTAATTTTTAGCTAGTTGCAGAGCTTTTTTGCCTATATTTTTCTGAAGGTGTAGCTTTGGGCTTGATGCCATGGATTTCTTTTCGGTTTTTTTTACCTTCCCCACGGTATCATCCTTCCAACTCTTGATGTCGAGTTCATGCTTTGCTGGATTTTATTAATTTGCACAGTCCAGTAATTAAGTTGTTGGCTAATTTCAGCCAAGCTATACCTTGTAATACTTCGCCCATCAATCATGTAACTTTTATTACCGGTTGCTGCTGCATACTCAGCATCTTGCCATGCTTTTAACATTCTTTGCGCGTGGTCTAAACTAGTCATATATACCTCCTACACTTGATATAATCCGCCGTTTTGGTTTTTGTGTAACAGCTTTTATTTGTTGTTTGGCTGTTGGTAAATTTGCTACTAAAATAGCCTGTTCTTCAAAATTAGGTTTAAGCATCTCCACCCCAGCTAGAGCATACACAAAAGTATCTAGCGCTTCATTCCGAACTGTAATTTTTGTCCACACTGAAACATAGCGCCCGCTCTTTAAAACGACTTCATTTTTTTCTGAAGTTAACATGTTAAAGTAATAACTATTACAATTAGCACTTTCTTCGCGTGGAAAATGTATATACCCAGCCCCAAACTCTTCAATATGCAATGAACGAAATAATCTACTCTTCCCAGCATCAACCCCAACTGTAATTAATGTCGTTTTATATACATTATTTTTTGAAATATTAGCGATTATACTTTTATCACCCGAGCGCCCAACAATTGGGTACACATTCATCTGATTACGCAACATAGTGTATTTATATACATCATTCGTATGATTACCAGCCGAATCAATAAACACAATATGAATTGGTAACTCCCGCCCATCAGCGAATAAATACTTTTGGAACAATATCGCATCAAGAGATTTCCAAGGTTGTTCTAACGTTAAATCGCCATAAATAACCCCATATTTGATAACCCAAGCCTGATAACCTATCCCCCAGCCAATAATTTGGTACTCTAATCTATCACCCTGAGTATCAACACCACAGGTAAGATACAGTACACCATCAGGTAATTCACAGTTATAAAACTCTCTGCGCCTCAATAATAATTCAGGATCTAACTCCAGTAATATTTCTTCAAACGGTTCACCAAGTTTTAGATTAATAAACTCGCGTAACATGGCATTATTGCCAGATGATGAGGCTTCAACAAATTCAGCTGCTAAATCAGCAAGTTTTACCCATGGACTATATAAACTAGAAATATGAAAGCCTGGCATGGTTTTATGTGGCGCTGTCGCAATCCATTTACCATTAGCGAGTAATGCTGGCTTATGCTTATCAATAATTTTAAAAAAGCAAGCTGGACACTCAAGGTAAACTGAATCAACAATTAATTGCTGCTTATCGTCAAGCATCCATTTAACTTGTTGCCAATTTAAAACAAACTCATGCTCACAATCTGGGCATGGTACATGGTAATAACGTTTATCACTTTTCTCAAATAACGCTACAATCTGCGATGTTTCTTTTACTGTTGGCGTCGAAATTGCTAAAACTTTACTATTCCAGAAGTTAGTTGTGCGTTGTAACGCCAGCTTAAATGGTGAACCTTCTTTTTTAAGGATATCCAAGAATCTGTCTAATTCATCGGCAATTAGAACTCTAATTGCTTTACTTGATAATTTAGTTGGACTTTGTGAACCATAAATTGCTAAATATCCAGATGCAAATGTTTTAAGCTCAATAGTATTATCACCATCTTTACAATTTACAAATAAATCACGTAATACTGGCGTTGCTTTAATACTTGGTTCAATTCTAGTTTTAGAAAAGTCACTTGCAAAACCATCGGTAGGAAGTAAATACATAATTGGCGACGGATCTTCTGCCATATAATACCCCATAATATTAAGCGCAATTTCTGTTTTACCAACTTGTGAGCTTGCCATAACCACAATCATATTCTCTGAGGAATTAAACACGTCCATAATTTCACGGGTGTATGGTGCACGTGCTGTTTTCCAACGTCCAGGCTCTGGACCAGTCCCGCGCGCAATGTAGCGACATTGATCAGCCCATTGACTAATGGTTAAGCGTGGTTTAGGCTTGTTCGCCGCTAAATATAGGCGAAGTATCTGACGGATTTGATTGTTCAGTATATTCATGTTGCATATCATAAAGATTAGTTAAAATTTCATTAATTGCATCATCGAGTGCGTATTGAATTTCAGTAGCAGTTAAATCAACTAAAGTTGATGCAATTTTAGTTGGTAAATTTATTAATTCGTTGCGGACAATTTCACCAACACTAGTCACTGCTTTACAAACATCATCAAGAGAAATTAAATTACCTTGGATTTTTTTTAAGTTAACATCGTGCAGATCACCCAGTGCATTTTCTTTTTTAACTTTGGCATTTAATAAATCTTGCATACTGGCATCGCCATCAGATTTTATTGGAAATTGTCCAGGTTCTAAAACTTCTGGCGCTGCTGCGGCAGCTGCTAATCCAAGACCACTTTTTAGTAAGTGATAAGCACGCTCTGCATCTGGCATAACTATTTTTTTACCGTCAACGGGTAACTTACCATCTCTTACTAATTGTGAAACAGCCGATTTAGTTTTATTTATTATTTTTGCAAAAGCTGTTTGGGTGATTGTGTACATACTTTATCCATCTTTAATTCTATGAGAATAGTTTTACCTGTGTTAAATACTTTTACTTCAGGCATAAGTTCCGCACTCACCCTAAGTCCTGATTTTAGCTTGTGATAATTACACTCAGCATCTGGCATAATTATTTTTTTACCGTCAACAGGCAACTTACCGTCTCTTACTAATTGTGAAACAGCCGATTTAGTAACTCCCATTTTTTTTGCAAATTCTGATTGCGAAATTAAATACATATAAACTCCAATAAAAATGCCTCAGTATAAACCGAGGTGTTAAAAAGTTAAGGTAAAGTTAAGTTTGAATTTTACAACAATATATTGATACATTTTAATATTTCCCAATAGGTGCAAAAATGCTACAAAATAAAGTTAAGGCAAAGTTAAGGTAATTTTGAGATTTCAAAATGAGCGAAAGGCCGCGAGTCTTTGCCCCGTAACTATTTCGTAAAGCCACAGGAGTACCTACCAAATTTTCTACTACTAACAAACACATAAAACTACTGGTGGCTTTCTTAATCCCATCTGAATAGCGTGTACGTTGTTCTCTCCAGGTGTACACCACTCAAGATTGTTTTTGTTGTTGTTTGTTTTATCGCCATCTATATGATTTATATGCGGTTTATTGTCTAGATTAGGTATGTAAGCGGTAGCCACTAAGCGATGTATTCTACACTTTAACTCACCCCAAATACCATGCAAAGTTACAAGATAATAACCATCTGAATGTAATATAGGAGATAACCATTTACCATTATGTATCTTGATTTTTGTACCTAAATGTGTGACATAATATTTTGGATAACTCCACACTCTTCCATCCTCAGTAATGGCATACCCATCATAGTTAGTTATTTCTTTTAGTTCGTTACTCATAACAAAACCTTTGGCAATAAAAAACCCCAGAGCTAATGCCCTGAGGTCTATCAATACAGTACTATACTGTTTTATAATGCTTTATTATTAGCATCTAATGATGATTGAATGGTAATTGGCTTCCAAAGTAAAATCAGGCGCTTGCGAATACTGTAATCTGCTGGTGGTAATTCACCATCATTAATCATCTTATCAATTGTTTTAGTGCAGACACCAAACAAATTTGCTAGCCGTTTGCGGTTAAAAAGTATTAGTTCCACATAAAATTCCCTTTAGAAATGCAAAAACCCCGCCGATTTGGCAGGGTTCTAATTACTTATAACTGTTTCAAGTATGACAATTATACGATTTTCTTGGCAACGTGTCAAATTTATTTTGCATTTTCTTTAGACAATACAATTCTGTTAAACCAACCGTGGAATATTGCGGAAAAATGCGGAATATTACGGAACAAACTAAGATACCCACCAACACAGCAGCAATATAACAAACTGTTATTTATATATATTTATGTAATATTCTATCTCTACCGCCATTAATATATGGTTATAATAATGCACTTAAGAATGGAGGTGGTATGCCACTAATAAAAACAGACCAATTA